GGTCCACTCGCCGGTCAGGGGCGGCGAGACAGGCGTATTAGCTGAGGTGACGCCATCGACGGTCAGGAACGCCCGGCTCACCATGTCATAGGCGAAAGGCTCGTCGTGACCGGGGAAGCGAGCAGTCGAGACCATGCCCCAGGCAATATCGCCGACCACCTCCAGCGCCGTGACCTGTGTCGGATTGTCAAATACCCCGAAACCCTGGATGTCCACTGCGGCGGGGCGGCAGTACCACGATCCCGGGGTCGCCGGGTTCGGCAGCAGGTTTGCCAGCGAGCGCATGACGCCGCGCGAGGCCATCGTCGCATCGGTCGAGTCGCTAAGCGTGCGCCCGGTAAAGGTGAACGGCACCGAGTTTCGGAGCGGCACAGATCACCAACCCGCGTGCTTTGTATTACGGGCGTTCCCGTATGCCGAACCGCCGCCGAAGCTGCGGGCGTCTAGCTGGACCGCCTGGCTGCGGTTGGTCTTGTCGTCAGCCTTCTCGACATATCTGCCAAGGCGCTTCGAGGCCATCGCCGCCAGCGCGATGGAGCGGTCGTCGTCGCTGATCTCGCACAGCCGGGACGCCAGTTCGTCGATCAGATAGCCGTCGCCCGGGAACCACGGCACCGTCGTCGGCGAGACGATCGGCGGCATCTGGCGCTGGTAGCGCACCGTCACCGGGTAGGAACCGAGCGGCGGCGGGTACACATAGGCGTTGGGGGCGATGCCGAAAAAGATGCTGGCGCCTGCGATCGCCCCCGTCGTCGGCAGCGACAGAGTGACCTGCCCGATGCTCGTGTTGAGCGACAGGATCGTCGAGCCGGGCTGAACGCCTTCGCCCGCCGCAGCAAGCCCGACCCTCAGCCCCGTCGTGTCGGCCAGATTGGAAACGACCCCGGTAGTGCCGCTCATGTCCCCCGTGGTCGAGAGCACGATGCGCTGAGTAAGGGGCCCGCCCATGTCCGTCGCCCACAGACCAGGCGTCGATTGCGACGGGAATTGCGGGAACTGGTCGAACTGCGCGATGTCGATCGGCACCATGTAGATCGGCTGGCCAGATGGAAATGCTGGGCTCGGGTAGAGATACCACGCCGACTTGGTGGCGCCCGTCGCACCGCTCGACCCCGAGGTGCGCAGGTAATCCAACGGCAATGGGTAAGGACCACTGCCATACATGGACGACAGGGACGGGTTGAAGTTGAACTCGTACTTGCCGCGCGCCAGGGCAAAGTCGTGATCCTGGCAGAGATCGGAGAGGATCGCGTTCAGGTTCCGCAGAGCCTGGGTGGCGTAACCTGGCACCTTGGCTCGTTGCTTCGCCTCGTCGATGATTTCGCTCGCGGTGAGCACGGCAGCCTATTCTGCCGCCATCAGATGCGGCTTGATCTCCGGGAACAGGTCGGGCGGCGGATCGCCGGCAATGATCGCCTGCAAATACGGAATGCGGATCTCGTCGCTCTTGATCGTGTTCTCGACCTGTAGGATTTCGTTTTCCCGGTTCGTCACCGCCTGCGCGTACTGCGCGACCGCGTTGACATCGGCGGGGCTGGCCGGGACTTCCCTGTTGCGGTTGCGGCTACCAATGACGACATTCGCCTGCTTCTGGATCTCGGCGTTGGATAGGCGCTTATTGTCGTTATCAAGCTCACGCCGCAGCTTTTCTAGCAATTCCAGGTTCGACATCAGCCTCGCCTGGTGGAACGGCAGATCGAACACCGCCTTGCGGCGATCCGCCGCCGAGCCGATACGATCCAGCAGTTCGTCCAGATCCTTGCGGGGGATCGAGGCGTCCTCGCCGATCTCGTAGGCAATCGCCTGCCCCTCGCCGAGCTGAATCTGGTACGTAATACGCAATTCGCTCATTGTCTCTCCGCAATTATCAGCCGCACATTCGGCCCCTCAAGAGGATGCGACGCCCAGCGGCCCAAATTGATGGTCGTGGTCCCATCGGCAGGCAACATCACCGGATCGCCAACCGACACCCACTGCCCAACCAGGTCCATTGCTTGCCGCTGCACCCACACCTGGGCCGGACTGTCCACTTTAACCGTTATGGTGGAGCGGGATTGCTCCCCATCTCTCACTGGCGCGCTCCCTGGAAGTCAAACCCGCGTTCGTTGACCATGCGGCGCAGATGGTGCAGCCGGCCCTTGCCCTCGAAGTCTAGCTCGTGCTGCCGCAGCCGCCAGATCATCTCGCGGGCCGAGAGCCATTCTCCGTAGGTCGTCTCGACCTCCTGGCCGTGATAGTAGCGCCGGCCATCGACCAACAGTCCCTCGTCCGCGATACCTCCGGTGTCGGAAACGAACGGCATGATCGGAGTCCAGCGGACCTTTCGGCTCATCTTGTCCTGCCAGGCCAAGACTTCCATCTGCTCCTTCGGCACCAGCCCCGCCGATGCTCGCGCATGCGCCTTCGCCTTCTCGGCCGCCGCCTTCCTCAGCTGCGCTCGGCGCTCCTCGCGGGCCTGATCGTTCGCCTTGGCGAACGCCTCGCGCAGATCGTCCTCGCTCAACAGATCGCGGGTTTCCTGCGACAACGATCCGAAGAACACCTCGAACGGATCGAGCGATACGGGCGCGCCCGTCTCCGGTTCTTCGTCGAACACGGGCTGCGTCATGCCCCCGCCATCGTCCTCCGGCATCGGCGGCATCACGGGAGCCGGCTCCAAAGGCGACGGATCGGCAACCGGCTCGGCCGCTGCCAGAGCCGCACGCCCGGCCTCCCGCTCAGCCTTCAGACGGGCCTGATGCGCCCGCTGCCTCTCGGCAATCGCGGCGCGTTGCTCATCGGTCCACTCTCTCGGCATCTAGCTATGAACCCAACTTGCGCCCGCCGCAGCAGCCGCCGACACCAAGATCGGAAACCCCGTGGCCGGGTCATAGGCGATGAAGTCGCCGGGATAAATTCTGAGGTAGCCGCGGTTCGGCACGTACAGGAAGCCCTCGCGCACCAACCCGCCGATCCCCGAGATATGAGCCACCGGGGTTCCGGTGGTCTTGTCGTCGCGGATGTGGTTGTTGATGGTTTCAAGGTCGGCCGGCAGCAGGGTCGCCGGGTTTTGCGAGAAGGACACCGCGACCAACGTCGAGGTCGCCGCGGTTCCCATTGTTTTGGTTGACATTTACGGGTTCCCGGATGCCCAAGCGTTAATCATCGCCAGGGTCGCAGCGTCGATAAGCGGCGTTCCGGTCGCCCCAGCGATGGTTGTCGAGGCGGCGTCTAGCGCCGTCTTGATGTTCGCCAGGGTCCACGAGCCAGGGGTGCCGGGGATCTGCTCGGCATCCTGGATGTAGTCCGTCTGCGCGAGAGGCGCCTGACCCGGCGATAGGCTCTGCCCGTATGCCGGATCGTCCGCGTTGAGACCGCCCAAGGTCGAGGTGCCGGTGCCGGCACCCACCGCCTCAACCCGGACCCGAACGCTAACCCGAAGGCCCATATTAGCTGCCATGATCTCTCTCCTGGCCTAAGATTAGCCGAAGGCTCCGGTGTTGGATGCAGTGCTCTCAATGCGAGCAAGGAATTGCTGATTAAGAATTACCCAGCCTTCCATGTATTTGTAGCCGATCACCCGCAACTGGTTGTGCGGGTCAGCCTTGTCGGCATTGTACAGCCGGTTCCACTCGACTTTCATCAGCTTCAGCGTGGCGAACGCATCCTTGCCGAATACAAAGGTGGGATACACCGTCACGCCCGTCGCTGGAGCGGCCGGCGGGATTTGGAACAACCCGATGTCAGTGATCGTAACCGCGGTCGATGGCGGTATCTGGATCGCCTGGCCGGCATAGGGACCGCTACTTGGGCCGGATGTCGTCAACCCAAGATTCTGCGGCGCCGCGCCAGTTCCCACGCCGATATAGACGGCATAGGTGAAGCCAGGGGTAGACGGCGTGGTCAGCGAGATTCCGCCGGTCGTGACCGAGACATCGGCCGACACTTGGTAGATCCGGCTCTCGTAGAAATTTTGGTTATCCCAGCCAGTCACCTGAACCGTGTAGGTGGCGGTGCCCAAGGAGCCCACGGCATTGGCGCCGTTGACCTGCGCGACGCCGGTCCAGCTGGGCAGGATGTTGGATTCGCAGAATACAAGTCCGCCCCAATACCCGTTCTCGTTAGTGTACATCTTGTTGTGGTCGCTGAACGTAAAGAGGTTCACGCACAGCGGGTTATTCTTCAGGTCCTGTAGGCAGAGCGGGTTGGTGATCGCGACCAGATGCTCGGCCCGGCCGGGGGACATCTCGCCCTGCTTCGCGGTGTAGTCGATCGAGCGCTGGATCGTCTCGCCGGTCTGGCCGTTCCACAGCGGCGCGCCGATCAGCTTGAGGTTGGTGAACGTCCTGGTGACGGTGGTCGGATCGAGGTTGTTGCCGGCCACCAATCCGGCGCGCGACCCTGCGCTCGCGACGTAGTTTACCTGAGATCCGGCCATCATCGCGTTCCAGCCGTTGCGCTCCTTCGTCTCCGCGATCTGCATACCAAGGCGATCGGAGGCGATGTTTAGAAGATCGTCCTGCACGACAACGGTCGCGACATCGGTAAAGACGATGCGGCCGGCCCACTGGACGGCGATGCCGGTGACCTGGGTGAAGGTCAGCTGGTTCGGTGCCGGCGGCACGCCCTCAGCGACCGGAGCGATCGGCAACGGCAGGCGGTTCCAGCGGTTAGCGGTCCAGGTGACGCCGTGACCGTGATCCAGCGTCCGTTTGTCGGCAAATTGCGACAGGACGAGGTAGCGCTGCGCAACCTTCAACGCCTTTCGGTCTATCTTGCGGGTGATTGCACCAGCAAATTGGGCTGACGTATTTACCGTGACGGCCATCTAGAACCCTCCCTGCGTCAAGGGGAGGGCGCGGCCCAGCCCCCTAAAGCCTGCCACCCCTGCGAAAATACTCATCGACCAGCATGTCATCGTGTTCTTCCGAACCCGGTGCCGGCCGCCCCCTTCCAGCGGAGCCATCCCCCCGCGCGTTTGTCGGTCGTGTCGTTTGCCCAGCAACCCTGCGGGAAGCGGCGCGGCGCTGAGCCGGCGCTGCGCGGGTGGCGCGCTCCATCGCAGCCTCGCCCACCAGCCGGTGCAGAATTTCCTCACGGCTCGCCATGAGATCGCCAGCTTGACGCTTGCGTACCAATTCCGACT